AAACAAAAAGAAGAATTTCCAAAAAAGGGTTATGCAGTCATCAGATGTCACGATGGGGTTATCGTTGCACGACTGCACTCATTTCCTGAATGTGACCGTGCGCTGATGTACAGGCGAGGTGATGTGGTGTCGTTTACGCCGCTTCTGGATGATGAGATTGTAGGGTCGCCAACTCTCTTTACGCAGATGCTGGAGCGGGCAGGTTACCGTGTTTCGCTTAATTCTGTTAAACTCCCGTCATAGGCCTGAACAACCTATACCTGCTGCGCCACTGGAGAGATACCATGGCGCAAAAACCTTCCAAACAAGCACTTAAACTGGTTCCTTTCGGAATCAGCGATTTCTTTTTGCCTGCGCACTTACTGGTGACGGCATGAAGAAAACTAGCTTCATTCACACCCAGCTCACGACGAAAGAAGTGGACGAGCTCGAGGCCCGCTATCGCGCTAATGACGTGCGGACTGTGCGCAGCCTTGATTTCGATCTCATCCACTGGACGCTCACCGCTTATCTGCCCGAGGCAAACAGAGCCCCGCGTCAGGATAAAACCTTCCAGCAAAAGCTCTGGAGGGAAGCGTGAAGACCTACAACATCACCCCGATGGGCAAACCCAGGATGACCAGGGCGGATAAGTGGAAAAAGCGGCCGGAGGTTCTCCGATACCGCGCGTTCTGCGATCTCGTTCGGCTGCTGGGCGTCGAACTGCCGGAAGCAGGCGCACACATTACGTTTATCCTCCCGATGCCCCTGAGCTGGAGCCAGAAGAAGCGCCAGGAGATGGCGGGAAAACCTCACCAGCAAAAGCCCGACAAAGATAACTTGGAGAAAGCCCTGATGGATGCCATCTATGTCGATGACGCCCATATCTGGGATACTCGCGTGACGAAGCGCTGGGGCGAAGAAGGGCAGATCATCATCGGGGAGATCGACTGATGCGCGCCTTGCTGAAACCGGTTATCGCCCGGGAGCTGGGCGTTGTGCTGCTGAAACCCGGCAACGAACTGATGCCCATGTTCATTTCAGGGCGCGTGCTGGTGGAGAGCCAGCCTGCCAGTATGGCCAGCTTTGAGACCGGGCGGGTGCCTGATTTGCGTCAACCGCTGGCGGTTAACCCGGCTCTGCGCCCTTTCTTCCTTCACGAAAAGGTGATCACTGCCGCTGGTGGGCTGAATGGCCTGGAATACTGGTTGCTGCGCCATGGCGGCGGCACCTGCCAGTACCAGCACAGCGATTACCACTATCACGAACTGACCACCATGCGGCACGAGCCCGGTGCGATTCTTCTTTGCGGCCACTGCGACAACCGGCTGCGCGAGCAGTACACCGAGCGCCTAGCGGAGCTGGCGCGTCAGAACGTCATCGACTGGGTGCTGGACACTGCGCGGTCGGCACTGGCGATCGACAAGTCCCGCGAGATATCCCTGCCTGAGTTGTGCTGGTGGGCCGTTCGTGTCGGCGTCACCGATGCGCTGCCTGAATCCGTTGCCCGCGAGGCATTGCGCCTGCCGGCGGAGAAACAAACGTACCGCGAGAGCGAGATAGTACCGTCGGTTCCGGCTACCAGCATCATCGCTGACAAAGCCCGCGCGCTACCTGCAGCACCTGCAGGCGCTCCACCAGCCATTAAGCCTGTCGTGGGCGTACTTGTGGATCCCGAATCCCCGCAGACCTTCATGAAGCGGCCAAAGCGGACCCGCTGGGAGAACGCAAAGTATCTCGCTTGGGTTAAGACGCAGCCCTGCGAGTGCTGCGGCAGGCCGTCAGATGATCCACACCATCTAATCGGCTGGGGGCAGGGAGGCATGGGAACGAAAGCGCACGACAGTCTCGTGATCCCCCTGTGCCGCCGGCACCATACCGAACTACATAACGATCCGGTGAAATTCGAGCGCAAGCACGGTACTCAGCCGGAAATGATAATCAGAGTGCTGGACCGGGCCTTTGCGCTCGGCGTTCTGGCTTAAGGAGCAGTACAGGATGACACCACGTCAACGCCGCATTCATCTCGAAGGTCTGGGTAAAGCAGCTGCAGCGCCGAGAAAAAGTTACCTCGGTAAGTTCACGCCATTAACGAGCGTCCAGTCTGCCTGGATTAAATCCTTGCTGACGGTCTGGGGCGAATGCGTCGGCGGTAAAACCCGCGCGCAATACCGCCTTGAGAATTGCAGCCAGTTCTGGTCTGAGGTTAAGCAATCTGAGTGGTCGGACAGTCAGCTGTCGCGCATCACTGAGGCGCTGGGGCAGGCGAGGAAAGAGGGGTTCCGTGGCGTGCAGGCGGCGTTGCGTGCCCGGGCCATTTTGTGGCCGGTGACCCTGTCAGCGTTAATCGAAAAGAGCGAGCGCCGCGATGATGCTGACTTTATCGAGCAGATCATGTTGAACACTTTTGACCTGCACGATCCGGTGTACCAGGTTGGCCTGCAGTTCTATACCAGCCGGAAGAAGATCTCCGACATTACCCGGGAGCTGCAGCACGTGGCTCCCTGGCTAACTGACGGCGAAGCGCGTAAGCGCGTGCGCTGGTGCCTTGAAATCTTCCAGGCGAAGGTGTTTCTGGCCGTGCGCCGGCAGATGAAAACCGAGCAAAACTGAGAGGCCTTTTAAAAAATATTTCAGTTTATGTTGAAAACGGGCCAGAAAGATGAATAATTCATTCATGCTTGGCAGAGCTGCGCCACGATGACAGCGCGAAAAGCCCTTATCAAACAAATTACGAAACCTCGCTCCGGCGGGGTTTTTTATTATTAATAAATGGTAAATGATATGTATCTTTTAAGATGCAAGCCACGTAGAGTGCGCGAGTGGTGAATCCCCCTAAGCGGTGGGGCGGCTAGGCAAAACGAGTCGGGTTTGTAAAACGCGGTTCTGTGGTCTAGCGCAGGGTCACCGGGAGGCACCCGGCACCACAACTTCAGTGTCATCTATATCTAAGGCTGCCTATTGGCGGCCTTTTTGATGTACATGGTTTTGACCTACATAGCACCGCCTGTCTTTTTTGTTCGTACTGAATAAATAAACAGATAAAGTTAGCTTTATTGAAGGAAGGCGATTAGGCTGCGCCTGTGGTGAATCCCCCTATGCGGCGGGGCGACTAGACTTGGAGGTGAATGACGCGATTCTGTGGTCTAGCATAGAGTCACCGGGAGGCACCCGGCACTACAGTCCCATTACTATAGATTTCTAAGGCTGCCGATTGGCGGCCTTTTTGTTTTATATGACTTTAGCCAGCACAGCACTACTGGTCGTTTTGTTCAGACTGAATATATAAACAGATAAAAATAGCTTTATGGCAGGAAGACGACTAGGCTGTGCCTGTGATGAATCCCCCTATGCGGCGGGGCGACTAGACATGGCAAGTGAGTAGCGCGATTCTGCGGTCTGGCGCAGAGTCACTGGGAGGCACCCAGCATCACATTCAACAATGAGCTTCTTTGCACGGTTCTGATATAGGCTTTGCCGTCCACATCACGCATGGATTCCGGTTAACAGATCAGATACTGTCGTCTTGATGAGTTCTATCAGAGCTTGAAGAGGACGGTGAGTATGCAAGAAGGTTTCTACTGGATACAGCATAACGGCAGGGTGCAGGTCGCTTATTACACTAATGGCGAAACTGAAGACCTTGAAACGGGCAAGACCGTAACCGGTATCTGGCATCTGACGCAGGGCGATGACATTTGTGACAATGGTGAAGCAGAAGTAATCAGTGGTCCGTTACCACAACCAGTGTAAGCACTGATAGCTAATCACCGACTTATTGTTATCTATAACATCCCGCGCCACTGGCCTCGTCGCCAATGGACGGCGGAAAGTTGGAATTATCCGCGAGGTCAGTCCAACAATCATAAGCCTCGGCATCAAGCCGGGGCTTTTCTGTTTCAGGCTCCCGGAACCCCATCACTCGTTTTGTCGTTTATTCATCCGGAGGGCCTGATCCCTTACCAAATAGCACCCGCATCCCAGCGAGGTGAGAGAAATGTCCCGTATGAGCAAACTTGTCACCGGAGTCGCCCTCGGCACCTCAGGAGGAACCATCCTGAACGGCGTCCTCACAAAACTGAGCCCTGACGAATGGAGCGCCATCGGCGTACTGGCTGGTATTGCCGGGATCATCGTTACAGGGCTTATTAACTGGTATTTCAAACGCAAGGTCGCCAATGCACAGGTAAAAGCGCTTGAGAAGTACGGGCCTGCAGTCAAAGTCGGAGATGATTAAATGCCAATGACCAGTAGCCAGCGTAACAAACTCATTGCCGCTGCTGGTGGCGGTGCAATGCTGATCGCCTCGCTGTTCCTCGGTGGGCAAGATGGCGTAGAAGGACGGAAACACGAAGCTTATAAAGACGTCGCCGGGGTGTGGACTGTCTGCGACGGCCACACGGGCCGGGATATCGTGAGAGGTAAAAAGTATACCGATCGCGAATGTGACCAGCTGCTATGGAAAGACCTCCAGCCAGCCAAGCGTACGGTAGACAGTCTGGTTAAGGTGCCGCTGGGCGAATATCAGCGCGCCGCACTTTACAGCTTTGTTTTTAACGTTGGCTCTGATGCATTCTCGAAGTCCACGTTGCTGCGCAAGCTAAATAAAGGCGATCACGACGGAGCGTGCGAAGAGATGCGCCGCTGGGTTTACGCTGGTGGTATGAAGTGGAAAGGCCTCCAGAACCGGCGAGAGATGGAGCGTTCGATGTGCCTGGCGGAGAGCAAATATGACCTTTAGCCTTCGAACAGTTCTGCTGATTGCTCTCGTGGGCATGCTGCTAACTATTGGCTATGGCGAGCTACGGTACCGGAATGGCTGGTACGCCCACGCCGACCACATCAACGTGCTGGCTGCCGATAAGCGCGCCAAAGCAGAGAAGGCGATTCAGCCTGTTGAGCAGAAGGCCGCTAAGGCCAGCGACGAAGGCCGGATCATCTACCGAACCATAACCCGCGATGTGGTGAAATATGTCCAAGATCCGAATCGTACCGTTTGTGATTTTGATGATGAGTCTGTCCGGTTGCGGCAACAGGCTATCGATGCTGCCAACTCCATCAGCGGATTTGATGCAGGAGCCGTGCAAGGGAAGTGATGCTGGTGCCAACAGCGACGAAGATCTACAGGCTGATATAGAAACCGCCCAATGCCTGCGCCAGCTGCGGCTCAACACGTATCGCTGGCAGGCCTGGTATAAAGCGTTGCTTTGAAGTGAATGCCGGGCAGCTGTCACCACCCGGCCTGTGCTTACTACTGCAGTTCCTTATCTTTTAGTTGTTCAACGTAAAAGTCATAACGCTTAAGGAACCACAGCCGGCAGTCTTCATCCATGTTGCCGGTAATTGCATCCGTGCAGAGGTGTCGGCCGTGCAAGCGCATCCGGGCAAAGCTACTGGCAAGAAAATCTAAATCCCGGGAAGACACGACACCCTTCTCACTTACTAACTGCATACATTCCTCCTCTGTTAGACCAACAAAAAGAAAAATGCGACTGTTGTAAGTATGGCTCAAATATCCACACGCGCTATCACTCCGGCCGCTGAAGCAGGCTTGAAGCCGTCGCCAGTCATGCACTGGTTATAAGAGACGAGCCGGAGTAATCAACTCAAGGGCATGGGTGTGGTCACTCCGGGAAGTGGCAGCCATTACAGAGCTATTCTGCTGGTAGGCTTGATGTTGGTAAAAAAATGCCCTCTGGCAAGAGGGCAATACATGCTATTAACAGACTCTTATGTTGAGTGTTCTCATGTGGGTCATGATACAGCTCCATGGTGTTCCCTGGTGTAGGTAGGAGCCTTCGCAGGGATATTGACTATGGCACATAATGCTGAGTTAACAAGCGAACTGGCAAACACCTGAACGATTCTTAGTTTTGGCTGGTGGATCAATGACGATTAATCCTATGCGACCTAACCCTAAATAGAACCTCATCCCTGAGGCTCTGACACAGTCTCTCCTCTGGACTTTAAGCATAGGGTGTCCTGAGCTTCGTGTGGCTTGATAATGGTCGATGGTGAACATATATACAGGATGTGGCATGTCGCCATCGGTTAAGGATAATGACCATGAATCAGGCCGTTGAGAAAGTTATTTATAGCGCATTGACTAAAAATGAAAGAGCCGCAGGGATTGGATCTTCAGCAACAGCTAACGAAATCATAGAGCGTGTTAAGCCCTATTATCAGTCCGCCAGTGAGGCTGAGAGACAAGCACTCCTCGAAAGGTTAAACAAACTTAAAGTAGAGCCTGGCGTCCCTATCCCAACAAATATCGAGCAATTGCTAAGCAATTAATCTAAACCGCCTTCGGGCGGTTTTTTATTGCCATCATCATGGACCGAGCCATCGTAATGGCTGTAGCGGATAAATATAAAATATGCCCTATAGGGGGTAAAAGGATAATGTTATAGGCATTCTCATAGTGCCCGTGGTACTGCAACTCAGGAGTCAATTTATGAAAAAGCTAAAAGTTACGATTGCTCATCTCGAGGAGCACAGAGATGGCATTGTTCACGGGACGAAAGTCACTTTCCAGGTTATACAGAATGAGAAAGTATTAGTCCGGGACTCGTTATCCGGTAAAGCTTCCCAACCATTCACTAAAACTTACGATGTTACCGCCAGTGATGCCGATATTTTTGTGACGCATGATCGCCATGATTTGAAATGGCTAACGATCACGGCTGAGCTGATTGAATAATATTTATTTTTCATTCTCAATTGCATAGCATGACCTCCGGGTACCCAAAGGAGATAGCTATGTTTGTTGCAGAAGGATTAAAGCCTGATCTCGATAATGAGGGATGGGTAAAAGGATGGGGAGTTGTTCGAAAATCCCCGTGGCATTTAGTCGGTGTTTACGCCACCAAAGATGTTGCTGAAACAAAAGCAGCTTCATCAGGGGATGGCTACGAAGCACACTATGGCTCACATAGATTAGGGAGCGATGACTTCATTCACGGTATGTGATTGAAGCCTGCTAACGGTATGGCCTCGCATTCGCGGGGCTTTTTTATGCGCATCCCACGCGTCTCAGAAGAGCGTCTTTGAGCTGTGTGCATGGAAAATGTGTTGTTCTTAGCGACCTGGCCGCATCGAAATATCTACCACACCCCATCACCGCCTGGTTTGCAATTGATAAATATTCTCATTTCGGCGGGTCCTCCCGGAGGGGCGGCCTGCCACGAGGCGGCGGGCACGCGGAAAAAGGCTAGTTTTCGTGATCCAGGGTCATCATCATCATGTGCATAACTGTATGATTTTTATAAGTGCGGTTTAGCAATGATGTCGAATCGTTCAAAAAGTGTTCACCATCATGGACCAGGAACTCTCCACCCTGAAGCTGAACATCAATCAGCTGGCAGGAATCACCGGCGTTCATCGCCAGACCGTTGCCGCCAGGCTTAAGCAACTTGAGCCTGCGCTGGGCAGTAACAACAAACTCAAACTCTACCTCATCACCGATGTGCTCACCGAGTTGATGGCGCCCGTCGTCGCGTCCAGCGCCGAAGATATGACGCCCTCGGACAGGCTCGCCCACTGGAAAGCGGAAAACGAGCGGCTCAAATTCGAGCAGGATACCGGCCAGTTAATCCCGGCTGATGAGGTGGCCCGTGAATTTTCTGTCATGGCAAAAGCTGTGGTGCAGGTGCTGGAGACGTTGCCGGACATTCTGGAGCGTGACTGCGCTATGAGCCCCTCGGCTATCAGTCGGGTACAGAGTGTTATTGATGACCTTCGCGATCAGATTGCGCAGCGCGTTCTGGACGCAGAATCGGAGGAGGACGAGCCAGAGGAGGACTGATGGCGAAGCGGGCATCTGCCCGGGGGATCCGAAAGGATATCCCTGGAATACTTCGTGCCCCACGCCGCATGCTGGTGGCCGATGCAGTCAGTAAATTTATGCGCGTGCCAATGGGCGCCGGTAACTCCGTTCCCTGGGATCCGAACCTGGCTCCGTATGTACTCGAGCCAATGAACTGCCTGGCGTCGCGCGAGTATGACGCAGTGGTGTTTGTCGGCCCGGCGCGAACGGGGAAGACGATCGGCCTGATTGACGGGTGGGTGGTTTATAACGTGGTCTGCGACCCGTCTGACATGCTGATCATTCAGATGACAGAGGAAAAGGCCCGCGAGCACTCGAAGAAACGACTGGATCGCACGTTCCGTTGCAGTCCGGAAGTGGCAAACCGTCTTAGTCCCCGCAGGAACGATAACAACGTTTACGACAGGACTTTCAGGGCAGGTAACTATCTCAAGATAGGCTGGCCATCGGTCAATATCATGTCCTCGTCGGATTACAAATGCGTCGCCCTGACAGATTATGATCGCTTTCCGGAGGATATCGATGGGGAAGGTGATGCATTCTCTCTGGCCTCCAAGCGTACCACCACGTTTATGTCGTCCGGCATGACGCTGGTGGAGAGTTCACCAGGCCGGGACATCCGCGATACAAAGTGGCGCCGAAGTTCGGCGCATGAAGCCCCGCCGACAACCGGTATTCTTTCTCTTTACAACCGCGGCGACCGCCGCCGCTGGTACTGGCCTTGTCCGCATTGCGGTGAGTATTTCCAGCCTGAGATGACGGCGATGACCGGTTACCGGGAAATCGGCGATCCGGTAAAAGCCAGCGAAGCAGCCTGTATCCATTGCCCTTCCTGCTCCGGGGTTATCACCGCCGGCCAGAAACGCGCCCTTAATATGAAAGGTGTCTGGCTGCGAGAGGATCAGCAGATCGATAGTTGCGGAACAATAACAGGTGCCGGACGGCGGTCACGAATCGCGTCGTTCTGGATGGAAGGCCCGGCAGCTGCATATCAGACATGGGCACAACTGGTTTACAAACTGCTGACCGCTGAACAGGAGTACGAAGCGACCGGTAGCGAAGAAACGCTGAAAACGGTTATCAACACCGACTGGGGGCTGCCGTATCTCCCGCGTTCCAGCATTGAGCAACGCAAAGGTGACGAACTGCTGCAGCGCGCAGAACCGGTTGAACGGCGGCGCGTGCCTGCTGGCGTCAACTTCCTGGTGGCGACGGTCGATGTTCAGGGCGGTAAAAACCGGCGATTTGTGGTGCAGGTTGTTGGCTATGGCGCCCACGGAGAGCGGTGGGTGGTTGACCGGTACAACATCATGCAGTCGATGCGCACCACACCTGACGGCGAAAGCTACCATATCGATCCTGCCAGCTACCCGGAGGACTGGGATCTTCTACGTACCGATGTGCTGGATAAAACCTGGGCGCTGGATGGCGAGCCGGGCAAGCGAATGGGCCTGTTGGCAATGGCTGTCGACTCCGGCGGTGAAGATGGTGTTACCGACAATGCCTATGAGTTCTGGCGGCGCTGTCGCCGTGATGGTCTGCAGCGCAAAGTCTGGCTTTTCAAGGGTGACAGCCAGACCCGGGCGAAACTGATTACCAAAACCTACCCGGATAACACCGGGCGTTCTACCCGGCGCGCGAAGGCGGCCGGTGATGTCCCTCTCTACCTTCTCCAGACAAACGCACTGAAAGACCGGATCAACAACGCGCTGTGGCGCAATGTGCCGGGGCCGAACTACGTGCATTTCCCTGACTGGCTGGGAGGGTGGTTTTACGACGAACTGACCTATGAGGAGCGATCATCTGATGGGAAATGGACGAAGCCTGGTAAGGGGGCTAACGAAGCGTTTGACCTTATGGTTTACGCACATGCCCTGGTCATTCTTCATGGTTACGAAAAGATTAAGTGGCCTGATGCCCCTGAGTGGGCGCGTCGGGAGAGTTATCTGGTGGTTGAGCCATCGCCAGACGCGCCTGCAGTGGCACCGGTGCCGGTTGCAAAACCGTCAGTATCAGAACCTAAGGCTACGAAACCAGTCCGTGAATCGGCATGGTCATCATCATCAGGAGGCTGGGTGTGAATCTCAATGATATTCAGGACATGGTCAGACGCTATACCGAAGCGGAAATGACCATCCTGCAGGGCAAGTCCATCACGTTCAACGGTCAGCAGATGACCATGGAAAACCTGAGCGAGATACGGAAAGGTCGTCAGGAGTGGGAACGAAAAGAGGCAGCTGCTGTGGCTGCCGCAACGGGCAGAAGTGGCTCCTTTAAACTGGCGAGGTTCCCGCGATGAGCGCCCTGGATAATCTGATAGGTGTATTTTCACCAAGCTGGAAAGCAGAGCGCCTTAAGTCCCGCCTGATGATCCAGGCATACGAGGCTGTCATTCCTACCCGAACGCACCGTGCAAAACGCGAGAACCGTTCAGCGAATCAGCTGACGCAATTTGGCGGACGCTCACTGCGCGAGCAGGCCCGGTGGCTCGATTGTAACCACGATCTGGTGATCGGCATCCTTGATAAGCTCGAAGAGCGCATCGTGGGTGCGAAAGGCATCATCGTTGAGCCTCAACCCCTGATGAAAAACGGCGAGATAGCCGCTGACGTTGCCAAGCAGATCCGTGCCAAATGGGCGGAATGGTCCGTTTCTCCAGATGTTACCAGCCAGTTTACCCGGCCAGTGCTGGAGCGTCTGATGTGCAGGACCTGGTTACGTGATGGCGAAGTGTTCGCGCAACTGGTCAGTGGCACTGGTAATGGTCTGTCGCCTGTGGCGGAAATTCCTTTCTGGATTGAGGCACTGGAACCCGACTTTGTGCCGATGGAGAAGACGGAGACGGGGCAGAAGTTGTGCCAGGGCATTTACCTCAACGACTGGGGCCGCCCGATCAGATATATGGTCTACAAGAACATTCCGGCGGAAGGCATGCGCCAGGGTGACACAAAGGACATTCAGGCGGAGAACATGCTTCACCTGAAGTTTATGCGGCGCCTGCATCAAATCCGGGGTAACTCGCTGCTTGCCGGGGTGCTGATGCGTCTTTCGGCGCTGAAGGAGTACGAGGACGCCGAGCTGACCGCGGCCCGTATCGCTGCGGCGTTAGGCATGTTCATCAAGAAAGGCGATGGTCAGTCGTATCCGGAAGACAGCGCGCAGGGCTCCCGGGAACTGAACATTGAGCCCGGCATGCTGTTTGACGATCTCCGCCCCGGTGAAGATATCGGGATGATCAAATCGGACCGACCAAATCCCAACCTCGAAACTTTCCGCAATGGGCAGCTCCGTGCTGTGGCCGCCGGATCGCGTGGTAGCTTCTCCAGTATCGCCCGTAACTATGACGGGACATACAGCGCGCAGCGCCAGGAGCTGGTGGAGTCAACCGAAGGCTATTTCATTCTTCAGGACGCATTCATCGCAGCGATCACCCGGCCGATGTACCGGGCCTGGCTCAAGATGGCGATTGCTTCAGGCGAGATCACGATCCCGCCAAATGTGGATAAAGCCACGCTATACAGCGCCGTGTTCTCCGGCCCCGTTATGCCATGGATTGACCCGGTCAAAGAGGCGAACGCCTGGAAAATTCTGCTCCGGGGTGGTGCTGCAACCGAAAGTGAATGGGTGCGCGCCCGCGGCGCAAATCCGGATGATGTGAAACGCCGCCGTAAGGCGGAGATCGATGAAAACCATAAACAGGGGCTGGTGTTCGATACAGACCCGGCAAACGACAAAGGAGACACCAGTGTCGAGGAAACAAAACCGGGTAAAGAATCGCCCAAAGGCCCAGGCAAAAAATAGCTGGTTCCGTATGCAGGCCAGTTCCGAAAACGAAGCTGATATCTATATCTACGACGAGATCGGCTACTGGGGAGTAACGGCGAAGCAGTTCGTCGCAAACCTTAAGGCGCTGGGCGACGTCACCCACATCAAACTGCATATCAACTCCCCTGGTGGCGATGTCTTTGACGGTATCGCCATTTTTAATGCCCTGAAATTCCACGGCGCGGCGATCACCGTTTATATCGACGGTCTGGCTGCCTCAATGGCATCAGTGATCGCCATGGTAGGAAACCCGGTGATCATGCCGGAAAACACCATGATGATGATCCACAAGCCCTGGGGTTTTGCTGGCGGTGACGCTGATGACATGCGCGACTATGCCGACCTGCTCGACAAAGTGGAGTCGGTGCTGATCCCGGCCTACGCGCAAAAGACGGGCAAAAGCCCTGAAGAAATTGCGGCAATGCTGGAGGACGAAACCTGGATGAACGGCAACGAGTGTGTCGAGCTGGGTTTTGCTGACCAGGTGACACCTTCACTGCAGGCAATGGCCTGTATCCATTCGAAACGTATTGAGGAATTTGAAAAGATGCCAAACAGCATTCGTAACATGATCACCCCGCCGCGCAACTCCACCCAGCGCGAACCAGTGAATCAACAGCCGCCAGCTGCTCCTGCGGTTAATGAGACTGAGATTCGAGCTCAGGTTCTGGCAGAGCAGAAAGCCCGTGTGAATGGCATCAGTGATCTCTTTGCCATGTTCGGCAACAAGCATATGGAACTGCAAAACAAGTGCGTTGCAGATCCGGATTGTTCGGTAGAACAGGCAAAAGACCTGCTGCTGGCTGAGCTGGGTAAAACCGCCACGCCTTCCAACAAAACCACCCAGCCACATATTCACGCCGGGAACGGTAACTTTGTCGGCGACGGGATCCGCCAGGCGCTAATGGCGCGTGCCGGCTATGAAAATCTTGAGCGTGATAACGTCTATAATGGTATGACACTGCGCGAATACGCCCGCATGTCCCTGACTGAGCGCGGCATCGGGGTCTCCAGTTACAACCCGATGCAGATGGTCGGTTTTGCGCTGACGCACAGCACCTCTGATTTTGGCAATATCCTGCTCGATGTCGCCAACAAGGCGCTGTTGCAGGGCTGGGATGAAGCCGAGGAAACCTTTGAACAATGGACCAAGAAAGGCAGCCTGAGCGACTTCAAGACCGCACATCGTGTTGGCATGGGCGGGTTCCCGTCGCTGCGTCAGGTTCGCGAGGGTGCTGAATATAAGTACGTCACCACCGGCGATAAAGGTGAAACCATCGCGCTGGCAACCTACGGCGAGATCTTCTCTATTACCCGTCAGGCCATTATCAACGACGATCTGAACCAGCTGACCGACGTCCCTATGAAAATGGGCCGTGCGGCGAAAGCCACTATTGGCGATCTGGTCTATGCGGTGCTGACTGAAAACCCAAAAATGTCTGACAATAAGGCGCTGTTCAGCTCAGATCACAAAAACCTTTCTGCCGGCGCTATCGATGTATCTAACCTCGATAAAGCGCGCCAGCTTATGCGGGTACAGAAAGAAGGTGAGCGCTCGCTGAATATTCGGCCAGCTTACGTGCTGGTGCCGACAGCGCTGGAAACCGTAGCCAGCCAGACCATTAAATCTGCCAGCGTTAAGGGTGCCGACGTCAATGCCGGTATTGTTAACCCCATCCAGAACTTTGCACAGATTATCTCTGAAGCGCGCCTGGACGATGCCGATCCAGCCGCATGGTATCTGGCCGCACAGAAAGGCAGCGACACCATTGAAGTTGCTTACCTGAACGGTGTTGATACTCCGTATATCGATCAGCAGGAAGGTTTCACCACCGACGGCGTGGCTACTAAAGTGCGTATCGATGCAGGTGTAGCGCCGCTGGATTATCGCGGACTGGTCAAATCTACTGGTAAATAATCCCCCGACAATGAACCGGCCCGAAAGGGCTTTTTTTATATCTGCAATATGGTCCCGATGAGGGCCATACGGAGAGCTCATGAAGAATTATGTACAGGATGGTCACACTATCGATTTGACCAACTCGGGTTCGGCGGAAATCTCCAGTGGCACACCTGTTGCCGTGGGTGATGTCCTGGCGATCGCAATCGCTGATATTCCTGTCGGCGAAACCGGCACGGGTTTAACCAGTGGCGTCGTTCAGTTGCCGAAACTGGCGGCTGATGATATCGCCCAAGGTAAAACCGTGTACTTCAAAAGCGGGAAAGTGCAGCTGGATGCTACCGGGGCGACACCGGCCGGGAAAGCCTGGCAGGCTGCCGGTGCGAACGTCGCCGCCGTACTGGTTAAGCTGAATGGCTAACCCCTTCGATGCGATGGTGGCCCGTATGGACGCGGCCACCGTCAATCTGATGGCGGATAAGGTCACGATCAATGGTGTCAATTTTGATGCTGTTGAAAGCCAGTTTGTCGCAGAAATGGGGCCGCTGGTGGGGGATGGCCTGTCACTGGTGGTGTTCTCCCTGGCAGTGTCGCCACGCAAAGGCGATGTCATTCACTGGAAGGGCCAGGACTACATTGTTACCCGCAAACAGTTGTTCAACGGTAAGCCACAGATCTGGATTGAGTAATGGAGGCTTTATGTCCATTAAAGGGCTCGAACAGGCGATCGCTAACCTGGAAAGCATAAGCAAAACCGCCGTGCCGCGGGCATCCTCTCAGGCGGTGAACCGTGTGGCCACCCGTGCCATCTCTCGCAGCACCCGGCAGGTCGCGAAGGATACCCGGGTGCAGCGGAAACTCGTCAATCAGCGTGCCCGTCTGAAGAAAGCCACGGTACGCAAGCCGCAGGCCACCATTCGGGTAAACCGCGGCAATCTCCCGGCGATCAAGCTGGGTGTAGCCAGCATGCGTCTTTCCAGGCGAAAACGTGACAAGGCTGGCGCGAGTAGCGTTCTGGTCGTCGGGCGGTTTCGCTTCCCGGGCGGATTCATTCAGCAGCTAAAAAACGGGCGCTGGCATATCCTGCGGCGAACAACAAAAAGCCGCTATCCGCTCGAGGTGGTGAGCATTCCTCTGGCGGTACCGCTGACTGAGGCATTCAAGCAGGAAAGCACCCGCCTGACGGCAACAGATCTTCCGAAAGAGCTCTCAGCGGCCTTACGCAATCAACTGAGGATAATTCTGACCAAATGAAACATCCCCTGATCCGCCTGGCGGTTCTGGATGCGTTGAAAGCTGGCATTACTGACCCTGTAACGTGGTCTGATGGACGTCCCGCTGTACTTGAGTCCGAAGATCTCCCTGCTGTCGCCGTCTATATCACTGACGCGCAGTCCACGGAGGAATCCATCGACGAAGATATCTGGCGCGCCACGCTTCATATCGAGGTGTTCCTGAAAGCGAGCGAAACGGATACCGCGCTCGATACCTGGATGGAAAGCAAAATCTATCCCCAGCTCAATGCACTCCCCGGCCTTACCCCTTTAATCGAAACCATGTCTGCTCAGGGCTATGACTATCAGCGCGATGACGAAATGGCGACGTGGGGATCGGCTGATCTCAAATACTCAATTTCATACGTAATGTGAGGTAATCATGCCAACACCAAGCCCGCTTGAACCCGTAAAAGGGGCAGGCACAACGTTCTGGCTCTATACCGGTTCAGGCGATCCGTATGCCAATCCGACCAGCGATGTTGACTGGATCCGCACGGCCAAAATCAAAGACCTGTCACCGGGTGAGCTGACCGCAGAGTCCTATGACGACACCTACCTTGACGATCCTAATGCAGACTGGGCTAACACAGCTCAGGGCGAGAAATCTGCCGGTGAGGCCAGTTTCAATCTGGCTTGGAAGCCCGGTGAGTCAGGACAGCAAACTCTGGTGGACTGGTTCTATAGCGGCGATGTGCGCGCCTACAAAATTAAATACCCGAACGGGACGATCGACGTTTTTAAGGGCTGGGTAAGTAGCCTCGGAAAAACCATCCCGGCGAAAGAGGTCATCACCCGTAGCGTGAAGATCAGTAACAACGGTAAGCCATCGCTGGCAGAGGAGACTCGCGCACCGGTCGTGACTGTCACTGGGGTGACTCTCGATAAATCTACTCTGGCAATCACTGTCGGTGGCAAAAATACTGTTACTGCTACGGTTACGCCTTCCGGTGCTACTGACAAAACCTTCCGTGTTGCCACCTCTGATCCGACTAAAGCCACCGTAACAGCCAGCGGTAATGTATTGACCGTCACGGGTGTTGCTGCAGGCACAGCACAAATTATCGTGATGACGAACGATGGTCTGAAAGTCGCGATCTGCACTGTCACCGTTTCCTGACCGGCGGGGCGCTGGCCCCGTCATTTTCAATGGAGTACTCCATGAATTTTCTGAAATCAGAGCCATTTATCTTCAACGGTAACACCGTTGAGTTGTTTGAGTTGTCCGCGCTGCAACGTATCGAGCATTTGCAATACCTGGCTCAGGATGAAAAAGCGCTGCCAAAAGACGAAGGGGAAGAGGGGTACCTTCCTTTACGGGTTGCCAGCAATATCCGGCGCGGTGCCCGGCTGATCGCAATGTCACTGTGGCAGGGGGACACCTCAAAGAATGTTGATTCTCTGCATGATGAGGTTTTGTCCGGCTGGTCGCCAGCGATGATTGGCGCCGGAGAGCATTTTGTTAAAAAGCTCTCTGACATGATTCCGGGTCAGGAGCCAGAGCAGGCCACCGGCGATGACAATGCAGATCACGAGGCCGGGGACGAGGAAGTGAGCGCGGAAAAGCGTTAGCCGGTGAGCTGAGTTTTGTGATGAAACTGGCGCGGGAGTTCCGGCGCCCGGACTGGCGCGCGATGCTTGCCGGCATGTCTTCCACTGAGCTGGCTGAGTGGGGGCGTTATTATCGGCAACAGTATTTTGAAAACGATTTGCTGGATGCGCATTTCTCCCGGCTCAGTCATCTGGTTGTGTCTGTTATGTGCCCGGATACTGAACTAACCCCGCTTAATTTCAGCCTTCTGAACCCGCCTGAGCCGGAAACCTTACCGATGGATGATGATGTGATGATGTCTGTGGCGGAAAGCCTGGGAGGAGTGCGCTATGGCACAGTCAGTGGGTGATCTGGTCGTTAACCTTGACGTTGATTCGGCCAAATTTACTGAGCAGGTTAATTATGTAAATAAGCAACTCAAAGGCACCGGTCAGGCTGCAAACGATGCAGCTCTTCAGGTCCAAAAGTCTTTTACCCGCCAGGAATTAGCGGCAAAAAGAGCGGGTTTGTCCGTCGGACAATATAGCAATGCTATGCGAATGCTACCTGCGCAGTTTACGGATGTTGCCACACAGTTGGCCGGGGGGCAGAACCCCTGGCTGATTCTGCTCCAGCAGGGCGGGCAGGTGAAAGATATGTTTGGCGGGATTCGACCAATGCTGGTTGGCCTTGCCAGTTCAATCTCACCGGTAATGCTGGGTGTCGGCGCGTTAACGGCTGGTACCGCGACCCTGATGTATTCGTATTATCAGGGATCGAGCACCCTCTCTGAATTTAATAAAACGCTGACATTGACCGGGAATACTGCTGGTCTCACAGCTATCCGCATGCAGACCATTTCTGCTGCCGGAGAAAAAGCTGGTCTGACGTTTAACCAGACCAGCCAGGCATTGACTGCGCTTGTTAATGCTGGCGTTCGTGCGGGGGCTAACTTTGAAGAGCTGGCGATCTCGGTTGCGAAATTCACGGATGCATCTGGTCTGCCTGTCGATAAAGTGGCTGAAGCTTTCGGGCGTATGGTCAACGACCCGGCGTCAGGGCTGCTGGCGATGGCGCAGCAGTTTCATAATGTCACGGCTGAGCAGGTTGAGTATGTTGCCGCCCTGCAGCGCTCAGGAAATGAGGCCGGCGCACTCCAGGCTGCAAACGAAGCGGCAACTGCCGGGTTTAACAAGCAGACTGCCAGCATTCGCGACAACATGGGCACGATTGAATCGGCCGC